ATTTGCCTTATAACCATTCTTCTTCCAGTCCTCAAATGACGTGTTATCAATCAGCTCGCTCTTGCCAGTGTCTGGGCTCTTGGCCCACCGCCGACTCGGCAATGACTCCAGAGCAGGCTCATACGGCACCGTGGTGCAACGGCAGTAGGCATGAATGGGCGGATAATTGTCACCCGGATTCCTGTCGGCACCGTCTTGTAATGGTTACCGTCCAGCTTTCGACATACTTCACAGGTGTGGGATTCCAGCGTTGCCAAGTACGTGTATCTCCTGGACGTCCATTTCCTTGTACGACTGGGCCGTGGCCTCCTCCGAAATGTGTGCCATCTCGCTGATCACTAGCCGATGGATGACGTGCTGACTGAAGTCCTGCAACTGGCCGCGCATCTCTCGCTCAATCCGGGCATAGCTGTATCCAAGCGTGATGCTCTGGCTTAGGTTATTGACTAGCAACTCTGGCAGATCATTGACGGTGTTCTTCCACAACCGCTTGGAAAAGTTGCTCCCTACCCACGGCTTATTGACGACAATCGCAAGCTCTTTATCGTCGTATGTCTGGAAGCTGGCGGCAATCTGCTGACGGGCCATCTGGATGTTGTAATTTGTCCGCATATAGGTGTCGTCGAACTGGCTGGCCAACGCTGATTGGAACTTCGGTGACTCCGAATCACTGAACTCTGCCATGTGTTGCTGCATCTGAAACTGTAGCGCCTGCAACCGACTGACGCGGCTCTTGATGTACTCCAGATCCAGCTCCTGGTCATGACCACCTTCAATAGCCTTGGCTCTGAACTCGTCCAGTGTCATCTGCCACGTCTTGGCGCTCATTCCAGACATCAACGCCTGAGCATCAGCGATGTCCATGGTGCCGTCAGTCTTGGCATATCTGGCGTACCATTTTTGGAGATCGTCATTGGCGCTCTTGTATGCTGCATCCAAACGACTGACCATGCCGGCCTCGTACTTGGCCGAGTGCCGCTGCATGCTGATTTGTGTCTGGAGGAAACGGCGTTCCCAGTAACTAGGCTTCTTCGCCATCGCCCTCACCGTCTTCGTTATCCTTGCTGTTCTTGCCTAACGGATCAGGACTGGCGAATGGGTCGGGTGTCTGCGCCCGTTCCTCCTTCTCACGCTTGCGGTCGCTCAGCTCGTCTTGCCAGTCAGAGACTAGCGGATTGTTCTTAGCGATGGCTTCATCGGACGTGACTTGCGACAGTTTGGAGATAATGTCGGCCTGTTCCACGTCGTTCTGAATACCGCTGCGGATCCAGGTCTGCTTGATGGAGAGATCGGACGGTTTATTCAGCTCGTCCAGGATAAATCGCACTAGCTTATTGATCGATGACCGAAACTCTGATTCCATTTGCCCCACTTTGAGTTCCAGTGGACCATACAGCATCTTCATGGCCACACCGGTCATGTTGGTGCCAGCCTTCAAATCTTTGGGATTGACGCCTTGTCCTTGGATAAAGATGTTGTCAAACGTCTCCTGCAGCAGCTCTTTGCGGGCATCCACCGGAATATCAATGGTCAGCTTGCTCAGGCCGCTGTTGTCGCTGCCCTCTGACTCAAATTCGGCCATCTTGTACTGGCGGAGGTTTTGCAAGAACTCATCCTTGTCAGTCCCTGAATAGTTGGTCAGGATCAGGATGACCTGCTGAACGTCCTGGACATCATTAACGAAGCCGTTATAAACCAGGTCATAGGCGTCAATCAGGCCCTTAACCGCACGCAAATCACCGGATTTATCTGATTTGTTGTTGAACGGAATGAATGGAATGCCGTTGAATCCATGGTTAATTGTGGCCGTGTTGTCCATCGCCTCGGCATTGACCGAATCAGTCACGCCAATGCGTTGATCATAAATCATCTGCGTGTAGCTCTCGCCCTGTTCGCGTTTGAAAAATGTAGCCTGATTCTGTGTCCAGTACTCGTCGAAGATATACACCTTGCCATCTGATGGATCCAACTGCTCATAGGTCCGGCGCACTGCCTGCAGCTCATCATCCAGAGTGGACTTGTATATTGGCGTCACCTCATTGGGCGGCACGATTGCATACTTGAATTGGCCTTCTGGACCGTGCCAGCAGTGAATCCAGCCGACACCGGCAAGCGAAGCGTCCACGGCTATCCGGAACAGTGTCTTGTTCCAATCGTCGCCGAGCACTTCGAGTACCTGCTTGTTCAGTGAGTCGTTGCCAGTGTCAATCATTGGCGGGCGAGAAAACCCGAACGCTGCCTTTTGGTCAATCAGCAGCTGCAAGAAATTTGAGCTCACACGACTGTCGTGCATTCGCAGCGGATTGTCCGGCTTGTCAGTCTGCTCATCGGCTTCGCTCTTCTGCTTCTTACTTTTCAGCACAATGTCATTGCGATTGTGGTAGTACCGTTTGGATTCCTTGTATCGGTGATCACGTTTCACCAGGTCGATATCGGACTGCTCAAACACCTTACGTGCTGTGTCCAAATCCATTGGTTTTGCATTTGCCATTGGCTCACCTCCCATGCCAAAAATAGCTGCGTTTGAAATACGGGACGATCACGGTCTCGACCATGTATCGGTCGGCGTCGCAAGCATGGTCATGCTGCTTGACCGGCTTGTCTTCGCCACGATCAGCAGCCTTCTCATCCCAGATATATGAATTAATTTCACGAAATGTATTTACACACTTGCTGGACCATTTGATTTTGCCTTCGTCCATTAGCGACATCTCGCTCCGGATGCCATCGAGTACATTGTTCTTTGCATTCCTCACTCTGAATCCCCTCTGTTTGAGCGCCACCTTGAACGACTTGGCCGACGGATCCAGAATGACTGGTACTGCTGATTTCTCTAAGCCGTTACGCTTATAGAATTGCTCTAGCTCATCGGCGTACTGCTCATCAGACAGCTGCGTGTTGGTCTCACTGTCACGTCCAGAGTAGTAATACTCATCGGTCGAATACCAGACACCCTGATATAGGCTCCAGCGTTTGAAAGCCGTAGCGTTCATGGTCCCGTAGTCAATGCTGACAGCATCTTGCTCATAAACAGTGTCCGCCGGCAGGTCCACGACCATCGTCTCCTGATTGAAATTGGAGTAGATGATCCCTTCTGCCATGACCCAAAGACCCTGGATATACCGCTTGTAGAACACTCCAGAATACTGGCTCTCGTAACGCTGTCGTGTCTCCAGGTCCATCGAAGGATTGTCGGTCATCAGGAAGTGCAGCCGCAGCGCATTGCGTTGTTGAATGCGGTCAATCCACTGGACTTTGAACCAATGGAATGGCCCAGCGGGGTTGCAATTAAACCAGAGCTTAGCGCCCGTTTCCGAGTTCCGTGCCGTGGCTTGATTGACGAACGATTCCGGCATGAGCGCCACTTCATCGAAAAAGAATCCCGCCGTCGTTAGACCCTGAACCAGGTCTTGACTGGATTCATCCTTGCCACCGAACAGATAGTAATAGTTCTCCTTGCCGCCGCGACTGATGGTGATCATGTTCTCGGACCGATTGTCCCTCAAGTGGAACCCACGACTAGCCAGCATCTGTTTCAGTGGCCCGACCACATTTCGGCGTAACGAGCCGATTGTCTTGCCCGCCATGCCGAACTGTTTGCGGTCAAACGTGTGCATTGACCACAGGACAAACGACATGGACATCACGACCGTCTTACCGGCTCGGATTGAGCCATCGGCGATCACCATGTATTTATCCTTGGTCGCTGGATATCGCCACCAGGAGAGGACTTGCATTTGCCGACGAGAAAACGGCTGGAACTTAAACGTCACCGTTTGTCTCGGCCGACGATTGATCATCAGCTGCATCTTGCTTGTCCTCTCCTTCCCACACATTGGATAGATTGTGATCGATGGCTTCAATGAAGCCGTCATCGTCTTGTCCCTCAACTTCTTCTGGATGAAGAACCAGCTTAGCTTGACGTTCCAACAAATCGGCTTCAATCTTGGCTTTCCGAACTTGTGCTTCAAACAAAGGATCAGCCTCGGCGGTCGGATAACGTTTCAGGATTTCCTTTATCGCACCGATCCGGGTCCTGATATCGGCTTCCTTCTTCACAGTATCGAAGTAGTCCGGCCCGGACACCACAACGGTCTCTTTCTCCTCACCGCGAGCAATTCGAGTGAGCAGCTTCATGGCTTCATCGGCCTTCATGATCTTGTCGTCTTCAAGCTTTTTCATGAGCTCATCGACGGCCGAGTCTTATCTGATGTTTTCTGAGGTTCTCAGCACCGGACTGATATGCCGTTTTCTTGCTGTATCCAGCTTCCAGAGCGGCTTGCGTCGCATTGCCCAATTCAACGTATGCAGTAACGAACTTCTGCTGCTTTGCTGTCAGTTTCACTACATCTCACCACACCTCCTAGGACACTGATTTTCCCGGTTATTTGGTCAGTTCAATTCGACGCTTCGAAAAGAAGTAAGACAGGCCGAACGCATTGATTTGAATCCACGACTCAGCGTAATGCTTGCCGTTCTCCCAATACTTCGTAATGTAATGATGCATGACGATCCCTCCAAAATTTTAGTAAACAAAAAGACGCCGTAGCGTCTGATTGATTATGTACAACACGCTCGCCGCACACCCGACGCTGTGGCACGTCTGGTAGTGGGTGAACGGGTCATGGCATGTTGGCCCCTGGCCAAATGAGTGGGGGCTGATTATACAGCCCATTCCATTTTTATTTTTCACACACATGATGTGGTTTGAAACGAGGGGCAATTGGGCGGTCAGGCATCGAGCCTGCTAACCGGAAAGTGTTAGTGCATCTGCTCCGCCCTCAAGATAAATCATGATAAAGGAGGTTTTGTAGAATGCCATTACTGGCAACGCCATCGGTCAGGATTTGCACCTGACATGAATGATTTGTACGGACGTGTCCTCGTGATTAAACACGTATCATTCTTTCTGTTCCTGGTTTGCGTCTACCTATTCCGCCACGATGGCACGCCCACGACCGAGTTCAGGCGGTCATTTCACATCCTTTCGAGATGTGTGTGGGCTTATCTAGCTTTGGTACACTATCATAATAACCTGGATAAAGCGTTGTTTCCGACGAAAAACCGACGATTTTTCAATCGAACTTCCTCAGGTCAGAAAGTTGGTATGCCTCTGCAAACATTAAGAATGCCCACCGCTTCAGATCGCGGTATCGACTCTCCTCATATCCAAGGTGCTGCATGATCTCAACATTGTTCCACTCCGGCACCGTCAGATATAATTTGGTCAGGATAAACTCGCTCTTAGCGTCTAGTGCGTGAATAGCTCTGACGGTCTCCTCGACTTCCTGCAATGCAGACGCCCGTTCGACAAGTCGATCGTCAGCGTGATTGATTGCTGACTGCGCCCTGGGCATGCCATCCATATTGGGAGACTGCAACAGGGACAGGCTTCTTCCAGCACGCAACACTCGCTTCTGATGTTTCTTGAGAAACCCCCTAACGTTGGCCACGGTTGATTTCACATCAAGTTCTGGCATCATCGCCATCATTACAGCCACCCCTTCTGGTATACTGGTCTGTGAGAGATATTCAGGGATGGCCGCCATGCGCGGTCTTTTTTATTTGTCCGGGATGATAAATCCCCACTTCGGGTGCGTTGTCTTCAACGGTTCTCGGTGCGGCTGCTGCCGACACCATTCTTCATTGCGCTGACGAGCAGCAAGCATTTGCCGCTTCTTCTTTTTGACGCGGGATTTAGTTTTGCCCACTATTCTTCGCTCCAATCGATGATGATCTGGTTGTAATTAGTGGTCGTGCCACCAAGCCCGAAGAATGAAGTTTGCTCCACCCAGGTCTTGCGATACACCGACAGCGAGTGCAGCCGCTGAGACAGCATCAAGACCATCAAGTCATCTTCCATGCGGCTCACCAAATATTGGGCACGATTGTCGGAGTCTCTGTGGTATTTTTTCAAAAATTCGTTACGGTCATACAACACCAGCTTTTTTTCGCCTCTGGATGCAGCTTCCCGGCAAAGTCGCGGCACGTCCGTATTGTCATACCAGCGCTCAAACCATCTGCCGTACTGTTCCTCCCGCAAAATGTTGAGTGCATGGCGCATATCGGTTTGTGTCATTATTTGCCCTCCAATCGACGGCCACACATCGGGCAGTATCGGCAGTTTTTTTGCTTGTCGGCTAAACAGGTCGATTTCGACCCCTTTTCAGCGGCGAGTGCAGCCGCAAATCGTTCACGGTATTCGGCTGCTTCCAGGTCAGCCACGCCTGGGTATGAAAATTCGTCACAACTGTATAAATCTTTATAGCTATCAAGTAAATCGTCAAACACGTTCTGTACTGTTTCAGCCATGCTGCGCCTCCAGTAATTCTTGGTTTTCATCTAATCTGGATTGGATTGTTGTCCAATCCACGTGATACTCCTTGGACAAAGAATTTACAGACTGCCCTCTGTTAAAAGCCGCCACAATATCAACTATTGGGAGATCACGATGCTTTTTCATCTTCATGCCCTTTCTCTTATGATTTGCTTCTGCAATCTTCTTCTTGTGGCCGTCAGAAAATTTTACTCCGAGCATGTGATGAGATGTATGATACTTGCCCACCATCACTGCAAGATTGCTTAGCCGATCATCCATCTTATTTTCATTCAAGTGGTGCACATACAACCCGCGTGGTAACTTCTGGTTCATTTGCCACTCCATAAGTAATCTATGAACATGTACCTTCTCACGGTTCACAGTAACGCCAGCATATTTTCCCCACTGAAAAACGTGATGAATCGCTGGAGTTTTTATTTTTGATGCCCACAGGATTGCCTGCGCAACGTCATCTTCATCAATTAAAGCTCCACAGTCATTGATAATTTTAATTGGTCGTTGAATTTTTATCGTCAATTAAACCACCGTCCTCAAAAATATTTCCGATGACCTCCAGGACTCGACCAGCCCCGATGCTCCCAAAGTAATAGTCCCCTAACGTGAATGATCCGTCATGGAATTCAACAACCCGTAGCACACCATTCTCATTCTTGACAAGATCTCCTTCGTAGATTTCTCGCCAGTTCTTGTCTTTCAATCCTGTGTACTGCATGAAATCCATGCGTTTTATCATCGCCATCGAGAACCCGTTGCTCTTAGAATAAATCATCTCTTGCAATGTACATGGCTTTACCATATCACCAAGTCCTAATCCGGTAGGAATCCACGCTCGAAACTTAATCTCTCGTTTCATTTCTCCGCCTCCAAGTGTCGCGATTTAATCAGTCTAACGTCAGCCTTTCTTACTGTATCAACCTTGGTTTCATCAATGCCACAGCAGATAACGTTCAGAACGTCTACAACGTGTGGGTGCCATTTCTTGTCGCGATCTACGCCGTCCATTGGGACATCACGATAGGCGTTTGATTGATAGGAACCGACAACCTTAAACTGAAACATTTCATTTGGAACTCCATATCGTTTTTGCTCAATTAGGACATAATCTCCAAAGTCAATGTCATCTTTCGGGATATTTATTCCACCGGTAAATTCTGTCATTTCTCCGCCTCCAATTTCACGATTTCTCCGTGTTCCTCCTTGCCCAATACATCCTGGCTTTCCTTCCGCAGCGCCGCTTGGTGTATGTCTTCATGGTGATGTACTCCTACTCAAATTCGATTGCTGGTGTGTCCAAGTGCTCAATCAAGCCAAGGTGTTCCAACTGCTCATAGTTGAGACGCTCGCAGTATAAATCTGCTTCGTACTGAGACCTGAATTCCTTGATTTCGGTTTCGCCATTGCGGCCCACAATCTTGAATTTCATTTTTTATCAATCCTCTTTCTTCGTTAGCTGATGAATTACTTCGTTTTTTAAATTAGGGTGCAGATGAACGATCACTCGTTTCTGCTCGACCCCGTAATTATTTTGGTGGTATTGCATCCACAAGCAGGCTCGAAACACGTCACCGCCATTTGACTTAATTGCTGCTTCCATTGTTCGCTTGAAAACAACTTGATCCGGTGTCAATTACTCATCTCCCTCAATAATTTGTCGCATCCCGCCAGTGGTATTTGAAATCATGGGTGATTAGTGGCTGCTTCTCGTTCAGCGGCTTAGTGACACCCTGGGTGATCACTTTGAAATCGTGTGTCCGGACCACTACTGCCTCGACCGGATGGCCATACTGCATGGCAAACAGTCGAAACCGCAACTTGTTGGCTTGATCGATGCCGTACGCTCCAAAGCTGTTTTTCACGTCGATCACGTGCAGCCACTCGCCCTCCCAGTTTTTGATGATCACGTCTGGCGTGTAGATGATGCTCGAAATCTTGCCGCCCTCAATCTCGGTCAGCGGCCGCAATTGGAATCGGGGGTGAATCTCGTACGGCAGACCGCAGTCCCGGACAAAGTGAGTGTAGAACTGGTACTCTTTGGCACTATCGAACGTGTGGTCATCGGCGAAAAACTTGTTGCCGCGCTTATTCAGGGCTGTTGGCGAACGCTTGTGCATTTTGGGTGAGCTACTCATTGGCTCTCGCCTCCCGTGCCTGCTTCAATCGCGCACCCATTTCTTTTCTCTGGGCGGCTGATAACGACCGTCGTTTCATGATGAGAACATTTCCGCTTATAGTTCCCTCCATTCGGGTGATGTCCCCGTTTTCTTCTACTGTCATAGTGGCGTGCTGGACCAAATCGCGCCATTTGCGGTTGTGCTTCGGCACGTCGGAGTAATAGTGCCATTCGTCAAGTTCACGGTCGTAGCTGATGATTGTCTCTTGCTCATTTCGTGGTGTCGTCGCCATCCGATGCATCCTCCTTTGCAATCTCGGCTGTCAAAGCATCAACCCGGCGTTTGAGTGTGTCCCAGTAACTGGTCATGTAGCTTTGCCGCTCGTTCATCAAGTCAAACTGCTCTTGACTCACGTCGTGGGGCAATCCGCGAGGAGACTCGTTATGCTTATACAGCATGTCTTCCAACCGGCCCAGCTTCTGGTCCACATCATCGCGCTCAGCAGTGATTCGCCGCAACATAGCCCGTTTACGTGATAAACCTGTTTTACTCATCATTCTTCCTCCATCCATTCGTCACTGTCTATTACCCTGCTTCGTAGATTATGCACGACGTCCGAAATAGTAAGACAATCATGCGTAAACTTATCGGTGACGTGAGCGTCCCGTGCGGTCTGCTGAATCAACTCTTCGGCTATAAGCAGCTTCCCGTGGATTTCGCCACGCAGAAATTCATCTGCCATGCCGATCACCTCTAACTGATTTGATCACGTCCTGCTGCCATTGTTTCTCTTGGCGCAATTGTCTAAGGGCAGATATGCCGATGGAGATAAGCAAATGTGCCCAGGCCATCTTGACCTCACTCCACCGCCAAGCCGCAGAATCTTCCCATGGTTTATTATTCATGGTCATCGCTTTCAACCTCCTCAACTCGGTATGGATGGGTTTTCCGGTCCGGCGTATGCGCGAGGATATTACTCATATTGCCCAGCAACGCCATCCCGTAAGCACGATCAAAATCATCGAATTGCCTTGCGCGTTTGCGATCCGCACCAAAGTCCAAATCATCCTGCGGATCACGGCCGAGGTATTCGCCCTTGCCATTTGTCACGACGTATTTAGTCATGGGTATCCTCCCGCAGCGTAACCACCTCGCCGCCGAACCGTTCAGCAACATCCTCTGCTGCAAGATAATCGTCATCCCAATCGATATAGGCGGATTTGATATCTATGGAGAGATTGACCTCATCCCCTGGTACTGGGGTCCCTTCAACGTAACCCAGTCCAATCCGTACTACCTTCACTTCTGCTCGTTCAGTCATTTCACTTGGCCCCTTTCGGTTTCTTGTAATACGGTGCTCCATTCTTCTTGATCGCAATGTTGCCGATGTGTTTGCCATTGGTTCCTGAGTTGCCAACTTGCAGCCAGCCATTCTCGTCCAGATGCGGCTCTTCGCCGACCGGCAGCACGACGCGATGAGTGACATTCTCCAGTTGCTGATAAGTCACCAGCCACGGCTGCATGTTTGGCGTCGGACGCTCGCTCTTCGGCTTGCGCACTGGCTTAGCCCGTTTGGGCTTTTCCCTGCCCTTCGGAATTGAGTGCTGCGGGTCAGTCATGGCTATCCTCCGAAGTTGCGGTTAATGCAAATCCAATCATTCTGTTTCTATAGAATCTGGCGTAGCGCCGCTCATGCGTTGGCTGCCCAGCGTACAGAAACTGTATCGACTCGCCCCAGTTATTAAATCCGGAAACGTCTTCGAACTTTAGCGTCTCAAACCCGTTGTAATTCGGAACCCAAATGATCAAACTCTTCTTTTGTTCTTGTCCTGCTGTATCCATTACATTCCTACCGCCTTTTCAATAAGCACTAGAGCAAATCCAATCAAAATGAGTGTGAACACCATCGTTTCAACAATGATCACCTTGTCACGAGTTCTCACTGACTCTCGAATGATTGCAACCTCGAACCCGAGAATTGCAGCAGCTCCGCAAAGAATCAGAATGCCTAATCCAATATTGCTAAGCATTGCTATCGTCCTCCTATTCGCGCCACGCTTTTATCTCTTTGGCGTAACAATCAGTGCAGACCGGAAGACCAAACCAGCCATTATCCGTGAACAATTGTCGTGACGTGTAGGTCGCTCCAAAGGCCAATCTTTTTCCGCAGCTGGCACAATTCACCCGGAGGTCCATATCATCGGTGTACAGCACAATGCTCCAATTTGGATGTGCCAGTCGGATACTACTCAGTGTTTTCATCGGCTCTCTCCTTTTGGTTAATATCCCGCGCCCGCTTGACGTACGGCAGCCACTTCTGACGCAGCGTCGCGAACTGCGAGGCGTCCGTCATGGTCCAGGCTGGTTCCAATAATTCAAACGTGCCCTTACCGTCGTTGGTTGCCGCGAATCTGGTCTCGCTGTAAGCAACCCACAGGGCCAGAAAGCAGTCGTCCAGCAGCTGTGCCTGTTTCTTCGCCAGCTGCATATGGATCACCGTCCACTGCCGGTCGTCCGGTTCATACTCGTTCAGACTCTTCTGAATTGTCTTACAGTCGCGCTGGTCCTGTTCAATGGCTTCGAACTGCATCAGGACATAGAGCGTGATGTCGAATTTCCACAAGTCAATCTGGGCAATTAATTCCGCAAACGTCATGTCACGACTCCTTGAACAGCATCATAGCCGGCAAAAATTCGAATTGTGATGACTTCAGCTCGCCATCACGATTCTTCGCAATTTTGACCATCACCTGACGCTTGCCGGAATCCTCGTCACTGGGATCGTCCACCCGGTAAAGGAAGATGACCACGTTGGCGTCCTGTTCGATGGAGCCAGAATCCCGGAGGTCATATAGTTCCGGAGCCCGGTTATTGCGGGCATTCTCGCGGTTAAGCTGGCTCAGCAGGACAATTGGCACGTCCAGCTCATTGGCCAGGACTTTGAACGCTCGGGTGATGTGCGTCACGTCTTGGTAGCGGCTGCCACTTGGCACATCCGGCTCAATCAGCCCCAAATAATCCACGAATGCCACGTAATGGCCTTTCTGCGCTGTTGCCGCCCGCTCCCGGATAGCTCGGCTAATCTCGCTGAGTTTATGGGCATTGTCGGTAATCTCAATGTTACTGTTGTCCAGTTGCTTGGCTGCCGCCACCACTTTCTGTTGTTGATCAGATGCTAGCCGATAATACTTGATGGCGCCGAGCGGTGTCCTGGCCGCCAACGCAATAAACCGGTTGCGGGTCTCCGTGTTGGTCATCTCCAGTGAATACAGGTCAATTACCATATCTTTGGAGTTCTGCTGGATACCATCGATCATGTTGACGACAAATGCCGACTTACCTGTCGACGGTCGGGCACCAATAATGATCAATTGACCGCCGGACAATCCACCGCCCAATAACTGATTGAGTTTTGGCATTGTCTTGATCATCCGGTCCTTTTTCTGTGGCTGCTGCACATCATGGATGTAATCAGCCATCAGTTTGGATAACTGCTCACCATTGTTCTGACTATTGGACTGGCTCATTTGGTTGATAGTTGCGAGCAGCTCCTGGGCTTTATCATCCGTTGGCTCACGGGCAAACTGAGCAGCTGCATACTGTGCTTGACTGACGGTATATCGCTTCTGGAGCGTCCCAATCACGGATTCCAACGGGTAGCGGAAGTTCTGGCTCTGATCAATCGTTACCCAGTCAATTCGCCTCGCTGCAGCCTTATTCTCCAGCTCAAATTTCCGGGCCAAATCCATTTCGCCAAGCCAGTCTCCGTCCAGCTTGACCATCAGCCGCACCAGTGCCTTAGCGTTTGCATCGCCAAACCATTCCGGCTTGATTGGCACACTGTGGATCAGACGCGGCTTCGTGGCCAACTGCCCAATGATCCAGTTCTCGCTGCTATTCATTCACTTCACCTCCGTATTTATCCAGGAACTTCAATATCTTCTCTGCGGTCGTCGGGCGCCCATTTTCTGTCAACCCTTTGGCCGCCAACTCGGCAGCCTCTTCCAGCGGAACTCCTGGGTACAGCGCCATCTCATCGCGAATCTCCCGCAGCGCCGCCGCGGCCTTGGTTTGGGTTTTAGGTACTGGTGGTTCAGGGGTATAAGAACCAGATGACCAATCATCTTCCCATGACCGCTGATTGAAGAAAGAACTGCCTTGTTTGATAAATTGAACGTCAGTCTGTTCTTTCTTCAGATACTGGATATAGGATTGGATACCAGACTTGATTTGATCGTCAGTCGTTCCATCTTTGACTGCCTTCTTGTATGCCTTCAGGGCAGACTGCTTACCTTGCTTCTTCGGATACAATTTCCAGAGCTCGTCAAAGCGATATTCAAGGGTGTTTGATGATGGTGTTTTCTTCTTATCATTCTTTACATTCTTGTTAGGTGTTGTCGCTTTGTTGTCTGTTTGTTGCTTACTATGTTGTGTTTCATCGGGGTCCTGGTATTTAGCCCAGTTTGACACGGTTATCAGCCTACCCGTCTTTGTTGAAGTGTCTGTTGAAAAACCCATTTTGCCTAACTTCAGCAAAGCTCCTCGGACCCCCTGAATGGTCATTCCTTTGCCACATAATTTGCGTAACGAATCCAGCGAAGTAACCATCTGACCGGGGTGAACGGTGAATTTTTGACCCTGCCATTCCCACTCTTGGTCTGAATGATTGACACTCATCAGGATGGTGATCATCACGACTTTTTGAGCCAAAGTACACTTCTGCCAGATGACGTCGTTCCGCAACTTGCGGTACAATTTCACCCATCCCTGATCCGCCATTCAATCACCTCCTAGAATGGCAGATCGTCGTCGTTGATGGTGATTGGCCCACCCTTATCAATCGGCTGCTGCTGAGGCGGATCCTGCTGAGTCGAGCTTTTGCCGGAGCCCTTTGACTCAAGCAGAGAGAACTTATCCGCCACCAGCTCAGTGACATGGACGGTCTGGCCCTGGGCGTTCTCGTAAGTGCGTGTCTGAATGCGGCCATCGACCCCCACCAGCGATCCTTTGTGTGTGAAGTTGGCAAAGTTTTCAGCCGTCTTCCGCCACATTACGCAATTGATGAAATCAGTCTCCCGTTCACCCTGCGCGTTCTTGAATGGCCGCCCGACTGCCAAGTTGAAGCTGGCAACTGCCAGCCCGCTGTTCGTGTATTTGAGGTCAACGTCCTTAGTGAGACGGCCGACCAACACTGCTCGATTAATCATTACTTGCCTCCTTGTCAAATTTATCCAGTTGTGCTTGCGTGTTCAGTTTGAGTGCTTTGATTGTTTCATCATCCAGTTTGACCGGTTTGATGTGATACATATCCGTGAAGCTGGTAACGCCCATCTCATGCCGAATTGTGTGATGGATACGGCACAGCGGGAGAAAGTACCGGCCACGATTGTCGATGTGGTTGCGATTGTTGCCCATGCCCACCGTCGTGACGTGATCAACGTCTGCCGGCTTGCCACAGATGATGCACTTCCGGTGGAGCAGACACTGGAGCGTCAGATGATAGTCTGTCGGGATCATGTCCCATGTTTTCAGTGCCCAGGGGATATCATGCTCAAATCCCCAATCCAATAGGCACGTGATAAACGCAGCAGCCGTGCTAACTGAGCAGTCGGCCAGCGAGAACCAGTCGGCGCCGGACCGGACCATGTATTCAACCTTCATGAGCTGCTCCATCTCCTGGGAGAGGTAGCCAGTGTAGTCGGCGAAGTCGTTGATCAGCGCCCACGCCTTCTTTCTCTGGTCAGGTGAGATGTGTCGGCCATCATCGATGGCCACTTGTGCACTGGGCGACTGACCGTTGCTCAGTTTCGCAATGCGCAGCGCGTCAAGGTCTTCGTCTGCCACTATCGTGATTTCTCGACCACGGATTGACTTGACGCGGCCAGTGATCATTTCTTGCCTTCTTTCTCCTCTTGACGTTTGAGCAATTCAGCGGCGGGGTTGTTCTTGACGAACAGTTTGACTTGCCCAGCTTCTGTTGACGTCAGATCTTTGAGATTGGCTGTCTTGCTCTTGATCTTGCCGAGGATCCACGCCCATGTCTTTTCGTATTCGAGACCCAATTGAGTCGAGTAGTCTTTGACCAACTGTTCCAGCACAGTCAACTCACCGGCGGTAATACGCTGTGTCTTTGGCTTGTTCTGGTATCCGCCATCTGGAGCAGAGTTGTCGCTGTCAGGATCCTCGTCACGGTCTGTGATGTTGAAAAGCTGTTTGTAGAAATACTTCTGCGCCGAGGTGCAGGCTTTGGCCATGGCTTTCTCGCCCGTATCTTGGCCGCTGCCGGGCATCGTTCCGATAATTGATGATGTCCCATCCGTTACCTGAAAAGTGCCCATGACATCCACGAAATGGTTTAATGCACCCTTCTGCGTCGTGCGGTCATACTGCTGTAGCACTTCATACGACGGACTGATCACGATGCCCACCGTTTCAATAGCTCCCTTTACGGCGTGTTTGATAGCAGCTTCGGACTGGAAGTCATAATGCTGGAAACTGTTTTTTCCGTCTTTGTCCACACCATGAATCAGGGCCATGGCCTTGGAAATCTTTGAGACTACAGTTAGTTCAGGCTTCTTAGTTGCTTCGGTCATAAGTCTTCCTCCTCGTCCATTTGCATGAGATAGCGGTCAATTTCTTCTTGTGTCATGCGATCCATCTCATCGGGTGCCGTCTGTCTCAGCCCAACCGCGCACGTTGTTGTCAAGATACTTGGCAAGTGCATCAAACTCCTCAACAGTGGCGTTGACGCTAATATGATAGAGATCAACAGGATCGAACGCTTCGAGAATTTCACCAGTGTCTGTATCAATTGTGTTGTCGCCAACCTGTTTCT